GTAGAATAAGCAGATGCTTGAACATTACCATCAGGTGATGGTGTAGTTGATGCTGCTGGAGCTGGAGCTGGGGATGCTGAATCAGTTGATGAACCTTTGCCCATAACCTTTTGCACTTTCTTTTTTACTGCACCCATAATTAACCTTTCTAATTAGAATCTTCTAAATACTCCCTACACCCCATACTTTTCAACGCACAATACAATTTATAAGGGGTAATCATCCATTTTCGTATGCCAACCAAGTGTCTTACAGCAGTAACACAGTTTGTAAAAGCTAATTCCATAATATAATAGTCAGGCAATTCTTTTACTGGAACAATAAGAAACTTGGCATTATGATTATCCTTGAAGTATAAAGAGGCATTAAGCATCTGCTCCTTGGAGAGTATGCTAATGTCTATTCCGTTCTTTCCCCAGTTGTAAGCAATCCATACTTTATAAAGTGGTTCATACTTGAACGCCATACAATGCTTGAAATCCTTGTGTGTCCACCAATGAAACCACGCTGGTCTTTCAGGTTTGCTTATGAAAGCTACAATCCACTCCTCATTCGTTGCCATAAGTTTTTCTTCTTTACTCTAGTTTTTCTGTTAAAGACATCATAATTTCTTTCTACAACAAAAGGTTGCATAGGTCGTCTACCTTGTATCAAGGACTTGCCTTCCCCAGCTCCCAACAGCAGATACTGTAGAGCATCCATTACGTGAGAGTACCTGTTCTTCATAGGCTTATCCTCATACCTATCCCCTGACACCTGTAATCTTCTATAATAATATCCACCAAGAAATCCTTTCTTGATGTTGACACAATTAGGACTGACAAAGAAAGAGGCGTGTCCGTCTATCATTCTTGTCAGGACTGAGTTGACTGATTCCAGTCGCAAGGATATGTCATTGGATGGTGCTGGATGTGCCTGAATACCAGCTCCCCTCAGTATTTGAAACGGAGTTGATTCATCTGTTTGGCTACGAAAATCTCCTGCTGGGTCGCCATATATGTCAAACTGTGTATGCTTGTATTCTGCCATTTCCTGACGCAAGAGTTCAGCGAATTTCACAGCTCCCATATCCTGACATACCAGTTCCTTCAGTATGTTCCATACGCCCATTCCTACTCGCTGGGCAAAGACAGCAGAAGGTGTCAAGCCAAAATCCAATCCTATGAAGACAGGAGCTTTAGGCGTAAAAAGAATCTTCTCCTTTGTAAGATGAACCTCCTCGTTGAAAGAGTTAAAGACAGGTTTGCCCTCCTCGATAGCTCCCAGACGATTCATAATATAAACATCTATCCATCCCTTGGACTTCCCTCGTATAATCTGATTGTAGTATTCAGGATTAAGGTTCTTGGTGTTCTCAGCTTTGGGGTTGGGTGAATAACCAATGATGTTATTCTCGTTATTCTTCTCCTCCTTCATCCCTGATGGCTGGATAAAGAATCTCCAGTTGTCAGGTTTAATCAGCATCAGCCTGTCCTCTTGTGTAATATAGTCTGGTACGTTTGCTTCTCCTGACATAATGGACCACCAATGGTCTTCCTCAGGAGCATTGGAATCTGCTATCACTCCGAACCAAGAAGGACCACCATCCTTCATAGAAGGGAAACGACCAACACGCATACTACACGCATCTATGATTGCCTTCGGCAACTCCCTTGCCTCGTTAATCCATACTCCAGTCAGTTCCAATGATAATAACTTCTTGACATCTTCTGGTCTGTCTAATGCTAGGAAGATGACTTCCAGTTCCACCTCGCCCTTGTTCAGCTTGTGGGTATAGGGAACACTCCAGTTGAACGGACCCCAGCTATTCTCGTCAAACCAGTCCAGCCAAGTCTTGATGGTTGTTGTTCTCAGTTGTGGATTCGTATTCCTGATGACTGCCCATCTTGATTTTCTTTTTCCTTCCTTGTTCTTTTCCTGAATCAAGGCTCGTCTAAAAATTTCTATGCAACAGGCAACGGACTTTCCTGAACCGACTGGTCCACGTATACCCCTGAAGAAATGGGTATCCTTCATAAATTGCTTTATGACCTCGCCATCAGGCTTGTAATGGAATGAAACCATTAACTACTTATAATCGAATTTTCCGTCTACGAAAGTTTTAATTAGAACTTCTGTTATCTTTGGTGTCAGGGAATAGATAAACTTGTCAGCCTCCTTGTTGGTAATCATTTCCTTTGGGTAGTGCTTGAAGTGGACCTTCTTAACTATCTTCCTTAGAAGTTGTATGTCCTCAAAGTTAAGGCTTTCCCCTGAATGAAGTTCAGGCATTTAGTGTATCGTTGGTTTCTTATAAAAATGTTCATCCGTAAGTCTGCCTTCCTCCTTTAGTGAAAGCATAGCAAACTGCTGTATCAGCATACTTGCCATAGCGTATTCGTCAAGAGTTTTTGAATTGCCATACACGCCCTGTAAGCCGTTCTTCCATTCAATGTGCAGCGTGATGTTGGCTATGTCGTCTTTAAACTTGATGATGTTGGTGACAACAGATTCAACTGTTTCATCAGTATGACTTGGATTTTTTTCTGTCATATTTTTTTTTGGAAGGTCTTGTCTTGGGTTTGTACTTGCCACTCATCAGTTCCTTCGCATAGGGATTCCTTTTCTTCTTAGCCATTAATTCTTTTTCTTATATTGTTGATATATATTCTTCCATTTACCCCAGTTTTGTCTTACCTTTCCTATAACCTTTCCTTTTATTATTTCAGTTTTAGGATTAGTTTTATCTTTTAGTATTTGAGCCTTGACCCTCTGTACCTCTGTAATATGTTTTACAGGCTTGGGATTGGTGTAAGTATTCTTTACGCTGACCTGTTTAATGGGAGCTGCTGATACACCCTTTTGCAATGTAAATTCTTGGTCGTATCCTGACTTCACCTTTCTCAGGTTGGTCTTAATCGTACCACTACCAGACTTGCTGCCCATTATTTAAGGTCTGAAAATTCTTTAGATGTTATCTTCTTCCTTGTCCACTTTCCAGTCTTGACGTTCTTTGTACTCATAATAAGATTCTGCGTATTCTTGTTCACGCTGAACACATTCTTTATTTTTCTTGTCGGAGTATTCTTGGAATATTTATAAGGACTTCTAGCTAACCAATTCTTAAATGACGTTACTGCACTTTGCTTTGGAAATCTAGTAATCTGCTCAACAGGCTTGGGATTTGTATAGGTGTTCTTTATTGTGGGCAGTTTGGATTGATATACCCTTGTTCCACCACCATATCCCCAGCTACCCTCAGACAACTGAGTAGAAAATTTCTTGGGAGTTTTTGTACCTTTGATTGTTGTCATTATGGTTTCTTCTTCTTACGTTTGCCACTCAACGTATCCAGCCACTTCTGAAAGTCTTTTGCAGACATTGCTGGTGAAATAGTCAAAACTTGTCCAGCAGAATACGGACTTGTATAAGTGTTCTTTATTTTAATCAGTTTAGGCTTGGTGTCTTTTTTCATTAGAATACCTGAGTAACAACAATCCAAACAGCTATCACAACAAGAGCTGCAGCAAACAGCTTACCCTTCTTGCTCAGGCTGTTCCATATTTCGTTCATCTTCTTCATTCTGCCTCCTTATCAAGGACCTTGGTTTAATCGTACCCATCTTCCGAACAGCGTTAGCCGTCTTCGTCAGGTTTGCGTCTAGACGCTTGGGTTCCGCAGTCTGCTTCTGAAATGGGTTTCTTTTTATCATATCGTTCAATCAAAAACCACTTAAGCTCATATCAGAACCTGTCAAGCAGTTAAATATATTTTAAGTGATTGTTCAACGCACATCACTGACCCTCCAAGAAACGGATGATGTTGTCAGCCTTCTGGTCGTCATACTCCCTGAATCTCAGCATCTTCCCTAATTCAGTTCCTGTCATACTCATTGTTTTACGAATTGTTTTAACCGACACCTTCTTCTTCAAGATGAGGTTGTGTATCTTTCGGACCTTCTCAGCCTCGACAAAATTCATATCGAACCTTTGGGGAAATAATTGCTTGTAGAGGACCCATACCAT